AGTGTTTATCCAAAAATCACCCGGCGGAATACCGCATTGCCCAATAAAATAATCAGCTAATGAATCCCAAGTTATTTGCTCGGGTTCTCTTGTGTTTTTTTTTCCTCGGTGGGGTTTCTTTGAATCCCCATATTTAGATCATTCCCAAGGATTCTTGATTCAGTCATTGCCGTTACAATCTTTTCAAGCTGATTGGCATCAACATCTTCCAACCACGCGCCGACTTTGAATTTATTGTAGTCAATTTCATTGCCTTGTTCTTGGTCATTTGCTAATAAACCGCAATAAATGATTTCACGAATTACACTCAATGATATTCCACCCTCAAAGATATCCCCTAATTGGTCAAGTGAAATATTTAATTCATCGGTGAATGCACTCCAAAAGTTCATTGAAAAGTGCATAGTCCTATTTTTACCACCAATTTTAAGGTCGTGGTAACCCCTCCTTTTGTTCCCCATTATGTATTAAAATTACGAGTTGACCGCAGTTGTGATCGCTCCACTAGTAACGATTGTCCCTGAATAGGTAACCGCACTTTCCATTTCGCCACTTGTTTCAATTGAAGTTATAAATCCTTCGCCTGAAAAAACGGTATCACCGGTTGTAGTAGTTCCAAAAGACCAATCGATTTTTGAACGGTTTTCCATAAGCGTAGCCATTGCCGGTACATTTTGGGTGTCAGTATAATCAACAAGACCTTCAAAGCTAATTTCTCCACTTCTTAATCCGGCAATTACCTCTTGATAACCCGCCGAGTCTTTGCTTGTCGCTTCCGGGGCATCCATAGATAACGAAAGGGATGCACTCGTTGAGTGACCGATAGTTGCTAAGGTACCGCCATCAGCGATGAATTTTAATAATAAATTTGTTCCGTTGTAAACAGTAGATGCCATAATTCTTTATTTTTTACAAATATAATACTTTTTAATTTTTCACAAAACCTTCATATCTTCCATCTCATTTATTTAAATGCCATATATATGTAGTTGCCACTAGAAGCGTTATAACTTCCATCTGTATTTATAACTTGAAAGCTATTAGAGGAAAAATCTACTGCGTTAAAAGAACCCTCTGCGTTTGAGAGGTTAGGATATAATTCTTTATTTCTTGGGTTAGTTGTGCTTCTTTTATTATCTAATATTCTCCAATTTGCAGAACTATCAGTTCTTTTAATCATTACCCAAGATGGTTCAAATCCCGTTTGAACAATTGGCCCTGTTGCTGAACCATTACCTGTATAAGTACCTATTTTACTATATCCTGCAACTGAATGCCAAAAGTAAACAACTGCTGAAGACCCTGAACTAAAAGGGTCGCCTGCTTGGAACGTTATATTTGTTCCATCTAAAGTTGGTAATCCTGCATTATCAAAAGCAGAGTTACTATTAAAAAAACCCCTACCCTTTCCTGAGACAACGGTATTAAACAAAAACCAATCTGAGTTGGAATCTGTTCTTTTAACTAAAGCAACTTCTGGAGTTGAATCCAATCCGTGCGGAATAACTACAGGACTATTTGAATTAGTTGTGTAGGTTGCAATAGAAAATCCCGCTACTGCATTAGCAGAAAGTGATGATACTGAGACGTTAGACGAGGAGCTTGTTATGTCAATAGCATCGCCTCCTGCTTTCCAATTCCAAGCTACTGAAGAAGTGTTATTAAGATAATTTGAATTTTCATTTGCACCTAAAAAGAACCCTGTTTTTTCAAAAGAGTTTAGAGTATTTGTAACTGAACCATTGTTTGCAGCAGTTGTATTACTTTGCAACAAGTTATTAGCACCTCTTACAGAATCAAATAATCCGTAATTATAAGCGTTATCTCTTGACTTTAACCAAACTAAACCTCCGTTTGTTTCTAAATCCATACCAACATTAGATATAAAATTTGTAGATGCATTAGCCTCATACAACACCGCCTTAAAATTAGATGTATCTACTTCAGGCTTTTCGTTGTAAAGGTCTGTTACATCTGCAGAGCTCAACGCGGTATTATAAAATCTAAATTGATCAATAGACCCATTAAAATAGCCGAAAGAACCAAAAGAACCTGTTCTTACTCCTATAGTGTTTTTATGTTGTCCTCTATAAACAATGTTTGCACCAAGAGTTCTTGACAATCCTGTATCTTGTGTACCATTAATATAGCCTGTAATTGATGTACCATTAACAATCATAACAACATTTACCCATTGCCCGTTTGTTAAATTTGTAACTCCTGTTTGTGTAAAAAATCCACTACCACCTGCACCCGCTACATCTCCTCCATAATAATAAAATTTATTAGAGTTGACACCAAAAGCAAGACCACCCCAACTTCCACCACTAACATCAATTCCTCCATTATAAACTGTTGCGGCTGATTGATTATAGTCAGAAGAATATATCCAAAAAGATACACTATATGTTGTAAGATCAAAAACAGTACTATTATCAATGTTTATATAGCTACTACTCCCATTAAACACCGCAGCTTGACCGAATCTCCCAAACCTGTACTCAATGTTAGAGTCTGAACCATCGTTAGTCCCTGCATAGTCCTCAGAACTGTTGTCCATTTTGTAGTAAGCTACTGGTGTAGTTCCTGTTGGATAGTTTACTATGTCTGTGGTAGATGTATATACACAAGCAGTTTCTGCGTAAAGTTTACCTACTTCTGTTTGATTTAACGCTTTAGAGAATACTCTTACTTGGTCTAAATCGCCAGGAAAACCATATACACTACCATCCCATCCCCCTAGATAATTTATATAATTATTACTACTAAAATCTGATGCATTCCCAGTATCAGAAGAGCTTGTAACAACTGCAACATTATTTACATAAATAACAGTACCATCAGTTGATGATTTTGTTATTGCAACGTGTTGCCAAACCCCATCAGTTATTGAGCCTGAAGGAGTATTAACTTGACTACCTGTAGCATTAAAACCAAGTATTCCATTTAATCCCACTTCTACATAATTTCTATAGTTACTATAAAACTTTACTATTGCACTATAAGCAACAAATCCGTTAGGTTTAAGCCAAAACGATAAACTAAAATTATTTTGTTGACTTATTGCTGAATAAGTGCTTAAATTAATAATACTCGTACTACCATTAAACCTTGCTCCATAGTTTATCTGTCCTCCTACTCCAAATTCAACGTTGGAAGGTTCGCCATCGTAGTATCCACTTGCTTCAGAAGCATCATAATCAAGATTGTAAAGGGCAACACCACTTGAATCGCCAAATGGGTCTGTGGAATCAGTAGTACAAGCTGCTGATGCACCCGCACTTATGTTTAAAAACTTTTTGTTTATACTCATATTACTTCCTCTTCAGATGGGAAAAACGTTTTGTCATATTGAAGTAAATCGGCATAATCAGTCAACGCATTGACCTCCGCTTCTTTTCTTGTAAGTTCTGCCAATATACCTGACCTTTCCGTTTGTGTATCTGAATCAATATCGATGTCCCTTTCGAATTTCCTTACCACTTGCCAATCGCTTGATTGAAGTCTTTTATTTGCATTGCCTTTTAAATCGCTTATAATAGTGGATTTTAAATCCGACACTTTGAAACGCTTTTCGGTTTCTCCGGTTGGTTCACCATCTTCTCCGATGATGTCAACATCTTGGTCAAAATCAATATCAGTCACAACGCTTGTGAAAACATTGTTTTCTGAATCAAACTGAATCCCACCCTTTGTTTGGGTCAATGGATTAAATGATGACTTTACAACATCATAAAAACCTTCTGCCTGAACAGTTTCAGCATCGGCATTTCTAAAGTTTAAAACAACCGTTCCATCGTCCTTGGTATATTCAGATGGCAAAGATTTGTAAATTTTTGTTTGACCGTTTTCAATTCGTGCTTTCATAATTATGGTGTTGGGTCTGATGTATAGGTTTGTATTGAGTAATTAAATATTGCATTAGCAGAGTCATCAATGCATTCTACCTGCAAAATGTTTGTTGATCCCCCGGCATAATCCGTTGAGCCTATCTTATTAAAAGCCTCACTTGTAGCGGCATCGGAATCAAGTGTTAGTGCATATTCACCGGTCAAGTTAAAAATTGTAATTACTTGACCCGCTTTATATCCGGTAAAGTCAAATTCTTTTGCACCAGTACAAGCAGACTGCATCCTGAAAATAGTGGCGTTTGCCCAATTAACAGTTGTCGCTCCGGAGGTGCTTGTGATCGTTTCAACGGCGGTATATCTGTTAGACAATTTGTCGTAAGTAACCGAATCATCCGCTAAAAATCCACTACTAAGTGATGTCGCAACCGTACCATCTGCCAAAAGGATTTGACTTGATGTTCCACTTGATTTGACGAAAGATACTGCCTCCAATCTCCCGGTGGTGTCAATTTGTATATTTAAATCATTTCCAACCCCATCAGTCAGTTCTTTTGTTGTTCCGGTTGCCCCGGAATTATCTGTTAATTTTATAAGACCTTGATAGGTGTCTTTTATTTTTAATCCCGATAGTGATGTACCCATAATATATTTTTTACAAATTTAACAAATTTATATTTCATCCCATAATTCATTTTCAGCGTTCCAATTTTTCGAGATTATCTCCCAAGTTTCCGGCAATCTTTCATCATATCTGTTCCATACTTCATTGATGGAATCCCAAGTAAGTGGCACAACATAATTATAGGATTGCCATCTGTCCTCTGTATTATTCCATAAATCTTCTAAATTATCCTGAAGATATTTTTTAATTATCTTCTTTGTTTTTTTTGCTCTTGAAATTATATTAAAAGAAAGACCAAGCATTTATTTTGGCTTTCTTAAATAGCAAATGACCTGACCTTGACTGATTGATACATCGGTAAAATTTCCGTATATAATATGCCCCTCCTTAATTGAAAAACTTGAAAGTCCACTATCCCCCCCGGATGTATCGTTTGTAAGTGTAATAGTTGAGTTTTCTGTGCATTCTATTGAACCAAAAAATTCACCACTTGGCGTTGATGAATTGCCGTGTGTATTATCCAAGACCCTAAATCCATAATCACCGAATGACATTCGATAAAAATTATTTGCAGAATACAAGTCACGAGTTGCCATATTTATCTTTTTTTACCTTGACCACGAGATTTCTTTTTCCACCCTTTTTGATTTATTGATGCATTCTTTGAATGAACCCCGGGGCGTTTTCTTTTCGTGGCTTTTACAAAATTAGTGATATTTTTTGCCATTATTTATGGAGTTTATTTCCAAACACCTTCTCGACCCCGCGACTCCCGAAATAACCTCCCAAGATCACTTGCATTAAGCCTGTGATTGTTGTTAGGTCATATTCCATATACCATCCAATGATATAAGAAATTGTAAAAAAACACAAAGTCAAAGGGCGGACATTTTGTGCCAACCATCCACTTTTTGCATCAGCGACCCACCTTCGGGTCACCCCATCCATTTCGGCACGTTCTAATCGTAGTTTCTCAAGTGCGACTTCCTTGTCCTCGGATGACATATCTGAGCCGCCAATAATTGCTTCAATTACGTTTCCAATCGGGGTATCTTCGGCAATAGCGCCAACGACTGAAGGAATCTTTTTAAGTAAAAAAGAACCTACTTTTGTGTCTTTAAATTTCTTTTTAGGCATATCGTACTCCCAACCGTATTAGTAAATCCAAATAACGTTGGATGATTTTTGTCCTCCATATTCTTCACAGTCATTGTCAACGTGAATAAATCCCGATTTTTTACTGATACCAATCCTGTTAAATCCGGCTTTAATAAGTGCGTTAACGATGTTGAACCTATCTCTTGATGTTGTTGCCAATATATCTGCCGCCCTTCCGTATATATGAGAGGATTTAATTTCGGGTTTGCCAAGTTTTTTGTAAATGGCTGCATTTTTTTCGGGTGTGCGATACCCGGAAGTAATTTTAAACGGTGTCCCATTACTATAACTTCGAGCCGTGTCGAGCATCCGAAGAAAATCCCTATCCATAAACAAATCAGCAGAGCCGATATAGTCTGGACTGTCAAATTCCTCATATTTAAAATATTTAAGATTTTCCATCGTGTTCTATTGCGTGTTTAATAAGTAACCTATCTATAACATCATCTTGAACTTTTATTAACAACTCTTCAAGTTTATCTTTTGCTAATACTAATTGCTCCACTTTCATTTCTAAAGAATCGTTTTTGCGTTGCAACTCAATCAATTCATTAGGGTCTTTTCCTATAAAGACATAAATAGCGGCACCAATACAAGCGACTAAGGCACCTGTTATGAGTTTAAAAGTATCGTTATTTGTTTCAGGTATTTCAACGTATGATAAAAAAACAAGTAGTAGTATGACAAATAAAAACACAATACCACTCCCGACATAACCCCTTAGTTCTCTTCTTTCTCTTGAATTCATTTTTTAAATTTCTGTATTATGTTAGTTACTGTGTAAATAAGCGTTGCCAAAAGTACAAGAGTCTGAAGGATTGGATTTACATCCGACAAGGATAAAAATATCGCTCCCATATTTATTCCGTAAATTTTAAAATCTCCCATTATATTTTTTCTATTTTATTTGATATTTCGACAATGGCTCGGAAATAGGTTTTATCCTCCAAGTCATCCTCAAAATATGTTACACCGTTATTTGTGCAAGTTATGACATTAAATCCATCGCTTGATAAATCATAATAACCACTCGACCTCGTGCGGACTAAATTTAAAATACTGCTTACGATTTGATTTGACTGCAATTCACCACCGGAATCAGAATCAAACGCCGTTACAACCTCCAATCTTGTGACACATTCGGAGATAAAACTTGTGGCATTGAAATCGCTTTCGTTATTACTTACAGAAAACACCTGTATATATGGCTCAGATGCATCAGATGGGACTCTATTATAAATTGGGACATAACTGCCATCAATTGTAATTGCGTTCGTTAAACGTGTTAAAATCGCTTTTCTTATAAATTGAAGTGCCTCGTTCATCGTGTCAAATTATTTAATCTTCTGTCAAGTCTATCCATAAGGCTTTTGAGTTCCACCCTAAGCGATGAAAAGAAAAATGGTCGTGCGTTTTGATTTGTTTTCTTTTTCAATGGATTTGCCTTGAATTGTTCGGCATAAGATTTTGGAATGCCGAGTTCCAACATATCATCGAATTTCATATTTCCATCCCTTGTTCCAAATTCAACATAAGGCGAATAAAAAGTTTTTGAAAACACCCTTGCCATTTTGCCCATCCTACCGTACTTAATGCCTTGTATTAAAGCCGCCTTATCTGTTGGAACACTTTTTTGCATCCTAGCCGCTGAAAAAGCAGCAGTATCGCCAATCTCTTTTGAAAGTCCTTCCTTAGAAAAACTTTTGAGTTGATTGAGTTTTTGGTTCAAATCATTTAAATCGCTCTGTTTGATTTTAACACTAATCAATTTTTGTGGCTTTTATGGTTGTAAAATATTTATAATCGGATTCAAATTTGCCGTTGATACGGTATTCACCAGAAACGTTTTCTATTTTTAAAAGATCGGTGTTCAAAATAGTGTCGGCGGTTTTTTGGCGAACAATAAGTTCAATATCGAGTTCACGCCTCCGCTTTCCATTCTCTTGGCTGATATCACCGCTTGTTTCTCTCTTATATGCCCATATAGTCGATGCGGTTGCCGTTGTGGAGGTGTAACCCCCATAAGTGTCGGCAGTCTTTGTCAATCGCCTTACTTCAACCCTTGTATCAAGTTTCCCGGCATCCATTAAATAAAAACGGTTTTATATGATGACAATAAATCTGTCACACTCGTTGGAATTACATTAACGGACACACCAACAACGAAATTTGATCTATTATCATAATAGGTCGTTACCATCTGCAACAACGCTTGTTTTAGAAATGAATCATCAAGTCCGGTTGTGATATAAGTAACCTTTACTTCCTTTGCCGGGAGTTCATTCAATTCAATTATTTCATTGTCCAATCCCTTTGCCGTATATGTGGCGGCAGTTCCATCAACGGTTGCCGATGAAATAGATGCTACCGGGGCGAAAGGTAATGCGATCCTAGTGTCTGCAAATGGCAAATAATAAGTTCTATTTTTCGCCACAATATCTTTTGAGATATAATTTTCCGCCACGATTCTCGCTTCGGTTATCATCTGCCCGATAATTGTATCATCTGCCGTGGTGTCAATTCTTGCAAAATCCTTGACATTTGCCGTAGTAATTATTTCACTTCCGGTTGTGGAATTGATTTTAATTTGCGGTTGAAAAGTGATTGGCGGGTCGCTGAAATAAGTGTTTTGTGTGTATGGCATTATTTGCTTCTTTTAGTAGTTCTTTTTTTTGCCACCTTGTTTTCCTTTGTTTCTTTTGGTTTTTTTTCCTCTTTTACCTTTTCAACAAATTCAACTCCGATTCCTTTTTTAATGTATTCAGATGCAACTTTATTGTCAACATTATAAACCTTTTCCTCCCAACGCCATCCATCGGAGGATAAAACGCTTTTTTTCATTAATATTTTCATAATATGTAATTTACACAAAGATAAAAAAAAAGGGCAACAATTAAATGCTACCCTTCCAAACCAAACTTATTAAAACAATTTATGAATAGGATTGAGAGTCCCTTTCAAATACAAAGTTATTAAAATTTTTTGAATATTTACCCACAAGTGACAATCTTACTGACTTCATATTTCCATTGTTTTTGAAAATAAAAAAGCCATCAAAGTGGTAAACATACACGGCAAAATAATCAACATTTTCCTTACTGTAAACCCTTTTTGAGTTTTGAAGTGGCACCTGTATTGTTGTAATGGTGTCTTTTGCCGGAAGTTTTATCGTGGATTTGATTTGGATTTTGAATAAGTTTTCGCCATTGTCAACGATACAATCATAAACTGAGGCATCAGACAAAGGCATTGAAATATAATAACCCCTTTTTATGCACTCAGTCGCAAAAAAATATTCACTAAAACACCCCCTTTGATTATTATTCAACTCACTCGTTTAATGTAAAGGTATAAAAAAATGCCCACCAGGTGGATGGCGGACATTTCCCAACAATTATCAAACAAAAAAACTATCTTAATTTATTTACTAATTTACTAAATTTTTTAACATTAA